GGGGCGATTATCCGTCTCGATGAGGACGAGCCTGAGCGCAACAGCGACTTCATGCGCAACCTTGCGCTGGACTTGCCCGAGAGCGAGCTTGAGCGTCTGGCTTCCACCTTTCTCGATCTGATCGCCAAGGACAAGCAGGCTCGCAAGAAGCGCGACGAGCAGTATGAGGAAGGCTTGCGTCGCACCGGCCTTGGCAATGACGCGCCAGGAGGAGCTGATTTTGAGGGCGCGAGTAGGGTCGTCCACCCCATGATGACCGAGGCCTGCATCGACTTCGCAGCTCGCGTCATGAAGGAGCTGTTCCCACCCAGCGGCCCGGCGAAGGACAATGTCGTCGCTCCAATCACGCAAGAGAAGCTGGCCAAGGCCGAGCGCAAGGTGCGTCTGCTCAATTGGCAGCTCACCGTGCAATGCCCGGATTTCCGTGCGGAGCTGGAGCAGCTTATCACGCAGGTGCCTATGGGCGGCTCGCAGTATCTCAAGCTGACGTGGGATGAGAAGCGCAATCGCCCAGAGCCTCTCTTCGTGCCCATCGACGACATCTACCTTCCATACGCAGCGACCAATTTCTACACGGCGCAGCGCAAGACGCATGTGCAATATGTCACTCAGCTCACGTTCGAGGAGCGTGTCAAATCGGGCATGTATCGCGACATCGATCTCGTGCCCGCTGGCTTGGAGCCTGAGCAGTCAGAGAGCGGCAAGGCCAACGACAAGATAGAAGGGCGCAGCGCCAGCACCTACAACGAAGATGGCCTGCGCACGATATTCGAGATCTTCGCGATGGCGGATATCGAGGGTGATGGCGCTGCGCCCTACATCATCAGCATCGACAAGGCCTCTGGCAAGGTTCTCTCTATCTACCGCAACTGGGAAGAGGGTGACGAGAGCAAGGCCGAGATCGACTGGTTTGTTGAATGGCCTTTCATCCCTTGGCGAGGCGCTTACGCCATAGGCCTGCCTCACATCATAGGCAGCCTGAGCGGTGCTGCCACTGGCGCCTTGCGAGCGTTGCTCGATAGTGCCTTCATCGCCAACAGCCAGACGATGGTGAAGCTAAAGGGTGCTGGTGTTGGCGGCCAGTCGCTCAAGATCCAGGCGGGTCAGGTCGCCGAGATCGAGGGCGGCGTCAACGTAGATGACGTGCGCAAGCTGGCTATGCCCCTGCCCTATCCGCAGCCCTCACCCGTGCTTTTCGAGCTGCTCGGCTTCCTCGTCGATGCGGGCAAGAGCGTCGTGAGCGCCAGTCTCGACGGTCTGGCAGACAACAACCCCAACGCTCCTGTCGGCACGACGCTCGCTCTGATAGAGCAGGGTGCGACCGTCTACTCGTCGATCCACGCTCGCCTGCATTCGGCGATGTCTCGCATGCTGCGCATCCTCGATCGCCTTAACGGCGACTATCTCGACGAGGAGCGGCTGGAGCGCGAGGCAGGCGAGTTGATCGCCAGCCGTAAGGACTTCGATGGCGAGCTGGATGTCGTTCCGGTCAGCGATCCGAACATCTTCAGCGAGACGCAGCGCTATGCGCAGGTGCAGGCTGTCGCCCAGCGCGCGGCGGCCATGCCTCAGCTCTACAACCTTCGCAAGGTTGAGGAGCGCTTGCTGGCTACGCTCAAGATCCCCAACGCCACTGATCTTCTCAACCCACCCCTCGAGCCGCGCGAGCAGAATGCAGTCAACGAGAACGTGGCGGCATCTCTGGGCCGTCCGATCACGGCCTTCCCTGACCAAGATCACATTGCCCATCTCAAGACGCACTTGGCTTTCATGACGTCGCCAGCCTTCGGCATGAACCCTCTCTTCGCGCCGGATTTCCTTCCCATCATGCTCAATCACTTGCGCGAGCACATGGCCCTGTGGTACGTTGCTTCGACTGTCGACATCGCCAGCACCGCGCTTGGCGAGGATGTCAGCGAATTGATGCGAGACATCAACGAGGAGCCCGAAGCCAAGCCCGAGCTGGATCGTATGCTCGCCGAGGCGTCGACTTACGTCATTGCCGAAAGTAGCAACGTATTCGATCAGATCGCTCCTGTCATCCAGCAGGCGCAGAAGATGCTGGCGCAGATCCAGCAGCAGGCGCAGACGCCTCCCGATCCGCTCGTCGAGCTTGAGGCCAAGAAGATCGAGCTGCAGGGCCAGAAGATTCAGACCGAAAGCCAGATCAAGCTGCAGCAGATGGGGCAGGCAGCGCAGGAGGCGCAGCAGCGCTTCAACCTCGAAGCGCAGCGCTTGGCGGCTGACCAGCAGTATCGCGACAAGCAGCTGCTGGTTGAGGCTAGGAAGATCGACGCGCAACGCGAAGACGAGGCTGCCGACCGCGAAGTCAAGATGGCCATGAACGCCGCTGACAATCGCACGGCCAAAGAGATAACCGCAGCCAAGATCGCCGCCGGAGATCAAGGCAACCTGCGCACTGGCACCGGCATCGACCCTAACCCGGGAGGTTTGTGATGAAGAATGACACAAAGAGCAAGGCCGCCAGCCACAACTGCGGCTGCAGCCCCCAGAACACCAACATGCACAAGCTCATGAAAATGGGCTATGAGACGAAGATGACCAAGCCCAACCCGAAGACGCCTGCGTGAGAATCGAGCAGTACATCCAGCACCTCGAGAACGAGAAAGCGCGCTTGGCGCGCGATGCGCTGGAGCGCCCTGCTGGTCGCGACGCGTTCGAGTATGGACGGGCAGTCGGCATGTATGCCGGTCTGGACATCGCCAAGAAGCTGCTTCTTGACCTGATCTCCGAAAAGGAGCGTAAAGACTTCGATCTTTAGCCGTGCGAAAAGGAAGCGCAGATGTATGAAATTGCTAATAAAGTTGAGTTTTCCTACGATGGTCTGGACGAGGCGTTCCCGCCTTGCGACCCGGGCGTACAGCCCTTTGGCAGTCGCGTGCTGGTGCAGGTCCGCACCGCTAAGACGGTGACCAAGGGCGGCATCATCATCCCCGACGAGACCCGCGAGACGGAATGCTGGAACACCCAAGTTGCGAAGGTGCTCCGCTTGGGCGAACTCGCGTTCAGAAACCGCACGACCATGGAGCCTTGGCCCGAAGGCAGCTGGTGCAAGCCGGGAGACTTCGTGCGCGTGCCCAAGTACGGCGGCGACCGCTGGACGGTCAAAACGGCAGACGGAAAGGGCGAAGCTCTTCTCGTTATCTTCAACGACCTCGATCTGATCGGCAAAGTCACTGGCGACCCGCTCGCCATCAAGGCCTTCATCTGATCGATAAAGCTACAGAAGGGAGCTGGTCATGACAACGCTTACCGAGAATGATGACACCAACAACACCGAAGAAGAACTGATCCCCGTCGAGGTGCCGCCCGAGGCGACGCCTGCGACCGAGACGGAGGACGACGAGGAGGACGGTGAGGACGATCGTCTGGCCGAAAGCGAGGAAGACAGCGAGGCCGACATCAAGTCAAGCAACACCAACCGCGAGCGGCGCAAGAAGCGCCGCGAGATGCAGCGACGCGCGCGTGAGATGCAGCAGCGCGAACTGGCCGAACTCAGGCAACTCGTCGCCGCCCAGCAGCAGCGTCTCGCTGCTATCGAAGGGTTCGCTGCGTTCAGCACGACGCGCTCCCTCGAGGAGCAGATCGCTCGCACGCAGCGCGATATTCAACAGGCCGAGACCATTATGGCCAAGGCCTCCGAAGCCGGTAACGGCGACGACATGGTCGCTGCCTTGCGCATTCGCGACAGCGCGGCAGCCGAGCTGCAACGTCTGACTGCCGCTCGCCAGCAAATGCTGCAACGTCAGCAAATGGCGCAGAACCCGCCACCTCCGCAGATCGACCCGGTTGTTGTCAACTACGCCAGGCAGTGGATGCAGGCCAATCCGTGGTATGACCCGCAGGGCCGGGACAGGGACAGCGCTCTGACCAAGGCGATCGACAACGAGCTGGCGCAGGAAGGCTATGACCCGGCCACCCGCGAGTATTGGGAGGAACTGACCGCTCGCGTCGCCGACGCGCTTGGCGAGACGAGTTCTACTAAGCCCGCGCAGCAGGGCCGAAAGAAGGCGCCGCCCATGGGCAATTCGCGTGAACATGCGCCCGTGAGCACCAAGAAAGAAATCTACGTGACACCGGAACGTAAACAGGCTATGATTGAGGCTGGAGTATGGGATGATCCTGTTCTCCGCCAACGCTATCTGAAGGCGTATCAGGATTACGATAACGGTACGGCTCGCTGAAGAACAAGGAGTGAGACACCATGAGCACTGAAGACAATCGCCTGAAGAAGCATGCGGACTTTGATGTAGTCAGTCGCCGCGATACGCGTGCTGCGCAGGATCGCAAGGTCACCGAGCGCCGCGAAATCAGCGAGGACGACAGGCTGGAGATGTTCCGCAATCAGCTATTCAACGACGCACTCCCTGACCTGCCCAATATCGATGGCTATCATGTGTGCTGGCTCACTACTACCAACCCCCGCGATCCGATCCACCGCCGTATGCAGCTCGGTTACGAGCCGGTAAGGGCGGAAGAAGTGCCGGGGATGGAGTTCGCTTCGATCAAAACCGGTGAATATGCCGGTTTCATCGGCGTGAACGAGATGCTCGCGTTCAAGCTTCCCCTGAGCCTCTATGAGAAGTTCATGCAGGAAGCACACTTCAACGCTCCGTTGCGCGAAGAACAAAAGATCTCGGAAGTCGCCGACATGATGCGCGAACAGGCGGAGCGAGTCGGTGCCAAGTTGATCGAGGGTGATGGTATGGAGGATTTGCGTCGCTCCGCACCGCAGCGGGTGTCTTTCATCTAGCTGCGTCACGCAACCCGATCTGAAGGTACAGCACAATGTCCAGTGTTTCCAGTCCGTTCGGCCTTCGCCCGGCGTATTCGCCGCAGGGGACAATCCGCCCCACTGCGTATTCGATTGCGTCGGGCTATGCGTCGAACATTCTCTCCGGCCAGCCCGTCAAGCTGGCTGCTGATGGCACTCTCCAAGCGGCCGCCGCTGGCGAGCGTTTCATCGGCACTTTCTGCGGTGTTGAATACACCAACTCTCAGGGCCGTCGTGTGGTCGACAATAAGTGGCTCGCCAACACCACAGGCAGCGACATCATCGCCTATGCCACCCTCGACCCTTCGATCGTCTACGAGATCCAAGCGAATGGCTCGGTGAATACGTCCGACATAGGCAGTCAGGCTGACTTCACCACCGCTGGCACTGGTTCGACCGTCACCGGTCTGTCGGCCATGATGCTCGACACCGCTACGCTCACCAGCAGCGGCAACGCCGGTCTTCGTATCATCGGCATCGCTCCCGGACCGGATAACGCGCCCGGAGATTCTTTCACAATCGTTCAGGTCCAGATTTCTGAGCACCAGAACGTCGCTGACCGCGTCGCGTACTAAGGAGGCCTGAGCAATGGCTACACCCATGCGGAGCACTGATTTCCGCGCCATCGTCGAGCCGATTC